GTGGTGGAGCAATTGTATTATCAACTCCTAATGGTATTGGTAATTGGTTTCATCAAACATGGGTAGATGCTGAAAATGGTATTAATGGATTTGAAACAATTAAACTACAATGGAATTTACATCCAGAGCGGGATCAAACATGGAGAAATGATCAAACTAAATTGTTAGGTGAAAGAGGAGCAGCTCAAGAATGTGATTGTGATTTTATATCTTCTGGCCATACTGTTGTAGACGGATTAATATTACAAGAGTTTCAATTAAAATGTCAAGACCCAGTTGAAAAAAGAGGGTTTGATAATGGATATTGGGTATGGGAATATCCAGATTATACAAAAAATTATATAGTTGTAGCTGATGTTGCTCGAGGCGATGGAGCTGATTGGTCTACATTTCATGTTTTAGATGTTGAAACAATAACTCAAGTTGCAGAATATAAAGGTAAACTACCTCCTAAAGATTTTGGTAACATGTTAGTAACTGTTGCAACTGAATGGAACAATGCATTATTAGCAATAGAAAATGCAAATATTGGATGGGCTGCAATACAACCAGCATTAGATAGAAATTATGAAAATATATTTTATACATATAAAGATGATGGATATGTTGACTTAGAAGTTCAACTTTTAAAAGGATATGATATAAAAGATAAAACAAAAATGGTACCAGGCGTTTCAACTACATCAAGAACTAGACCATTAATGATATCTGCATTAGAAATGTATATGCGTGAAGGTACTCCAATAATAAAATCAAAACGTTTAATACAAGAATTATTTGTATTTGTCTGGCTAAATGGTAAAGCTCAAGCGCAAGTTGGTTATAATGATGATTTAGTAATGGCTTATGCAATAGGATTATGGTTACGTGATACTAGTTTAAAATTAAGACAACATGGTATTGACTTAAATAAACGAGCATTATCCAAAGTACAAAAGACTGATACTACAATTTATACTGGTAATGATACTCGTCCATCAGATGCTTGGAATTGGCATAATGGCGAAAATGATGAAAATTTAACATGGCTTCTGTAGTAAGTTATATTTATATATAAATAAAAAAGAAACAATATGGCGTCTTTAAGAAAACGTTTACAAAATTTATTTTCTACTAATGTAGTAGTTCGTAAATACGGCAAAGATCGACTTAAAATAGTTGATACAAATAAATTACAATCTACTGGAAATTTATCTCAAACTAGATTAGCAGATAGATATAGTAGATTACATGGATCTAGAAAACATGCTCAAGGTTCATACGGTGGATATGATTCAAATCATTATTCTCAACAAAGCCGTATGCAACTATATACAGATTATGAAATGATGGATAAAGATCCTATCATATCTTCTGCATTAGATATATATTCAGATGAATCGTCATTAGCAGATCAATTTGGAGAAATTTTAACAATTAAAACAAATAAAACTCCAATACAAAAAATATTACACAATTTATACTATGATATATTAAATATCGATTTTAATATGTGGCCATGGATTAGAAATTTATGTAAATATGGAGATTTTTATTTAAAATTAGATATAGCAGACGGATTAGGAATTTTAAATGCAAGACCATTATCTGCATATGAAATGGAACGATTAGAAGAATTTAATGAAGAAACTGGTGAATATGAAATTAAATTTAGACATTCATATTCTGAATTAGACGAATATGATGTTTTTGAAATTGCTCATTTTAGAATGATATCTGATTCAAACTTTTTACCATATGGTAGATCAATGTTAGAAGGAGCTAGACAAGAATTTCAAAAATTAATGATGCTTGAAGATGCAATGTTGATTCATAGAATAATGCGAGCACCAGAAAAACGTATTTTTAAAATTGATATTGGTAATATTCCACCAAATGAAGTAGACTCATTTATGGAAACAATTATTAATAAAATGAAAAAAATTCCATATGTAGATAAAAATACTGGCAACTATAATTTAAAGTTTAATTTAAATAATATGTTAGAAGATTATTATTTACCTGTAAGAGGTGGTAATAGCCAAACGCAAATAGATACATTACCAGGTATGGAATTTACTGGTATAGATGATATTGAATATGTAAAAAATAAAATGATGGCTGCTTTAAAAATACCAAAGCCATTTTTAGGATATGACGAAGGCGTTGAAGGAAAAACTACATTAGCTTCTATGGATATTAGATTTGCTAGAACAATTGAAAGAATACAAAAAATTGTAGTTTCTGAATTAGTAAAGATAGGAATTATACATTTATACTCACAAGGTTATGAGGGAGAAGATTTAGTAGGATTTGAATTAGAGTTAACTGCACCATCAATTATTTATGATCAACAAAAAGTTGCATTAATGAATGAAAAAATTCAATTAGCAGTAGCAATGAAAGATTCTAAATTATTATCAGATAAATATGTTTATGAGTTTATATTTAATATGTCTGAGGAACAATGGCTAGAAGAACGTAATAATGTTGTAGAAGATCTTAAATTAAGATTTAGACAGAATCAAATTGAGCAAGAAGGAAATGATCCAACACTAACTGGAATATCATATGGTACTCCCCATGATTTAGCTTCATTACATATGAGTACAGATGATGTGGAAAATAAAGATAAAGGCGGAAGACCTCCGGAGGGACTTAAATATGGACAACATGATAATGAATTTGGATGGGATCCAACTGGAGCAAAAACATTAAAACAAGGAACTAATCCTAAAAATTTTGCGTCAACATTTCAACCAAATAATAGGATGAAAAATAATGTTACTAAAGCAACTGCGATGGAAAATGCTAATATTATTAAAAAATTAACATCAAAAAAATCTAAAATATTAACTGAAACTGATAAAAATTTAAACAATTCTTCTTCTTTATTGGATGAAGATAATATTTTATAATTAAACCATATTTATATGAAAAGGACTATGTATTAACATAATGAAAAATTTAAAACATTCAAAATATAAAAATACAGCAATACTCTTTGAAATATTAGTTAGAAAATTAACTTCTGAGTCATTGACTACAGATAAATCTTTAACAATTAATATTATAAAAAAATACTTCGGAAAAAATACAGAGTTATCTAAAGAGTTACAATTATATAACTCATTGATTAAAGAACAACTTAAATCAGAAGCTTCTGTATTAGATTTTATTCGTACATGTAAAAGCGCTCATAATCATTTAAATAAAAGCGTTTTAAAAAGACAACGTTATAATTTAGTAAAAGAAATTTCAGAAAACTTTAATTTTACAAAAATTTCTAAAATTAGAATTAATAATTATAAAACATTAGCATCAATATATAAAATCTTTGAATATAATGATGTTGATAATCCAAAACAATTATTAGAATGTAAAACAGAAATTGTTGGGCATATTTTAATAAAAGAAGAAACAGTTCCACAAGTAGATAAAATTATCGAAGCATATAAGTCTCAAAGTCCTGATACAAGATTATTATCATATAAATTATTAGTAGATAAATTTAACGAAAAATATTCAGGCTTAAATGAAAGTCAAAAAGATCTTTTAAATCAGTATATTACTCACGTTAATGATACTGAACAATTAAAGCAATATTTTAGAAAAGTTATACCATCTATTAAAAACGAATTAAAAGAGCAAGTGTCATTAGTAACAGATAAAGCAACTAAAATAAAAATTAACGGATTATCTAAAATGTTATGTAATGTTGAAACAATTAAAGTTGTTAAAGAATCTCATATTTTATCATTGTTAAGATATTATGATTTAATAACTGAATTAAAGAAAGTAAATAAATGAAATCTTTTTTAAAAGAAATAGAATCTAAATTTCAAGAAATAAATGAACGTGACTGGGATGGTGACGGCGAACAAGAATCTCCTAAAGATGAATATATGGGAGTCAAAGACAAAGCTATTAAAAAAGCAATGAAAAAAGAAGATGCTAAACCTGACTTTTTAGATTTAGACGGAGATGGTGATACTGAAGAAGATATGAAAGATGCTGCTAATGAAACTATAAAAACATCAGATCCAAAAGTAGCAATGGACTTACAAAAGAAAGATCCAGATGCCGAAATTGAATTAACAGAAGATGAGTTAGCTGAAATGAGTACAACCGGCGGAGTTGCAGCTTATCAAACACCATATGCATTTTCAACAAAAGCTCAAGCTAAAAAGAAAAAGAAAATGAAATATGAATCAGTTCAAAAAGCAATGGATGCAAAATATGCTGCTTTAATTGAATCATATTCTAAGTTTTCAACCGGTAATCCAAAGTCTACTCCTTCTCAAACAGTTAATGGAACTATAAAAGAAGTAGCAAAAAAATTACAAGAGATAGAACAATTAGTCAGATATACATCTAGACTAAAGAATGAATCTGGTATTGCAGGATCAACATATAAAAGATCTACTCATAACGCATTGAATAAAATTTCAGAAAGATTATTAAAAATTTCAGAAAGAGTAAGAAGCTTAGGAGAATAATATGAGTAAAGCATTATTAGTTGAATATATGCCATTCAAACCAATTGGACCAGTTAATGAACAAGCTGCAGCTCAATTTGGAGTACCAGGAGGTTTGGTTGTACAAGGAGTATTACAACGTGCAGGTGCTAAGAATCAAAACGGTAGAGTATATCCAAAAAATATATTAAATCGTGAAGCTCAAAAGTATCAAAAAGATTATATTGATCAAAATAGAGCATTAGGAGAATTAGATCATCCAGAATCATCTGTTGTTAACTTGAATAATGTTTCTCATAATATTTTAAAAATGTGGTGGGATGGTGATGATTTAAAAGGAGCAGTACAAATATTAGAAACTCCTAGCGGAAAAATATTAAAATCATTATTTGATGCTGGTATTACATTAGGTATATCAAGTAGAGGATTAGGATCAGTAAAAGAATTATATAAAGAATCTGCAGTAGAAGTTCAAGAAGATTTTGAATTAATATGTTTTGACTTTGTATCAAACCCATCGACTCATGGTGCTTTTTTAAGACCAATGACTGAGTCAGTTAATAAAAATAAACAAAATAACTATTTAAAAGTAAATGAAATTATTACATCAATATTATGTGATGATGGAAAATGTAGGATTTTACCATGAAAATAAAAGAAATATTAGAAGCACTAGAAAGAGAACCTGTACAATTATCAAAAGAACAAAAACGTGAATTTGTAGAAGCTGTTAAAGGATATTCAAATTTAGGCGAATCAGTTTACGGTAAAGGTAATCTTCAAGAATTATGCGAGCGTGTTAGATATATGGTAGAAATGGCTCAACAAATGACATTAGCTGAAGGCGATTGGTTTGATGGTATTACTATTAATCGACACATGAAAGGCTTAAATGAATCATATAAAGTCTTTGAAAAAACTGCAAAAGAAATTTCTCAATTGCAAGAAAGAATGTCTGCTGCATATGAAGATATAGGACAAGGTTTAAGTAAATATTTTGAAATAAAATAATTGGATTATTAAAATAAAATTATTATAATATATAGGAATAAGATGCCAAATAAAAATATGTATCACGACTTTTTTGGAGTTAGTATAAAAGAA